ATGCTACATCTACATCTGATTGAGTAAACAATCTAAATATTTGTGTAAGTAAATTCTTTTCTTTATCTGAAAGTTCTTGCCAGTCTTTTACATCTGTATGTAATGGTACAGACTCTGGCATCCAATGCATTTGATTTTGTAATACATAGTAATCAAACATCCATGGATATTCAAATGGTTTATAATAATCTCTATTGCCCAACAAACTCATATCTATTCTCCTTTAATATTTCTAAGTGTTCTGTTGCCTCTGCATATTCTTCAAATAATTTAGCTACAGTTTCTACTGTATTAGGATGGTCAGCTACACCAACACCCTCTCTAAAATACATTTGAAGATTGCATAAAGCTTCTGATTGTTCAGCCTTATATTTATCATACAAAGCATCATATAGTTTTTCTTTTATCATGTTATCCCTCACAGGCTATACATTCCACATCATCTAACTTGATTCTTGGAACTTTAATGTTTACATTCTCTACATTTCTAGCTGCGTTAGACCTAAAGTAGTAGAGTGATTTTAGTTTATTCATACCATACCAATGAACATCATTAACATACTGCATGTATTCATCATGCTTGTCTTGGTCTTCAGTTGCTTTTGGTAAAGTAAAGAATAAGTTTACGGATTGTGCTTGACATATAAATTGTTGTCTTTGATATGCATGTTCCACTACCCATATTTGATTTATTTCATTTGCTGTTTTAAATATTTCTTTTTCTTTATCTGTTAATATATCTAAGTGTTGTACTGAACCATCTTTACCTGCTATATCTTTCCAAATGTTTTCTAGCTCTTTAACTTTTAAACCTTTAGACTTTAAAATCTTTTCAAGAAATTTGTTTTTAACTTGATAGCTTCCTGATAAAGTCTTATGAGTGTAGCAATTAGCCCTATAAGGCTCAATACTAGGGGAAGTGCCACTACATATAATACCACTACTAGCATTAGGAGCAACAGCAAGGAGATTAGCATTTCGCTTACCTGAACCATTGATATCAGGAGCTTCGCCCCTTTCTTTAGCCAATTCTTTACTGGCTTCCATAGCTTTTGATTTAATAAAAGTAAATGCTTTATGATTAAAACCAGTTGCAAAGATACCCTCGAAAGGTATGTTCCTAGATTGTAGATATGCATGAAAACCCATTGCACCCAACCCGAGACTCCTTTCTCTATATGCCGAATAGGCAGACTTAGTATATCCTTCTTTATCTTTTCTAACATAGTTTTGAAAGCGTTTAAAATTTGCATTATATCCTCCTAGTTGTGATGTATCTATTGCGTTTTCTATATAATGTTCTATTACATTATCTAGCATTGTTATTAAATCTAATATAAAGTTATCATCTTTTGACCAAGCATCAAAGTGTTCTAAGTTTACAGAAGACAAACAACATACTGCAGTTCTTTCTTCATTAGTTGGTAAAGTTATTTCAGAACATAAATTACTTTGTCTAATTGATAAGCCTAAATCTTGTTGTTGTTTAGGTAAAGCTTTATTACAAGTATCTATGTTTATCATGTAAGGCTCTCCAGTTTCTGCTCTTGCATGAATAATCTGCCACCATAAATCTCTAGCATTTATAATCTTAACAGCCTCTTGAGTTTTAGGGTCAATCAATCTCCAGTCTTCATCATCTTTTACTGCATCTAAAAATGCATTAGTTATATTAATACCATTATGTAAGTTAAGACATTTACGATTAATATCTCCACCAGATTCTTTACGCATATTTATAAACTCTTCTATCTCTGGATGGCTTACATCCATATATGCAGCATAAGAACCTCTTCTAGTTGTACCTTGATTAAAGGCTAACATCTGAGAATCTACCACATGCATGAATGGAATTGAACCAGTAGAACGACTGCCATGAGTAGTAGAAATACCGTTGCTCCTAATATCGCCCCAATATCCACCAATGCCTCCACCTGAACTTGCCAACCATATGTTCTCATCGTAGTGATTAGATAAACCGTGGCGACTGTCAGGAACATAATTAAGGAAACAAGAGATAGGAAGCCCACGACTGGTTCCCCCGTTACTAAGTATAGGAGTGCTAAACATGAACCAACGAGAGGAACTGTAGTTGTAAAGTCTTTGAGCCAGTTCAAAATCTGTCTCACCTTTGAAGGTTGCTCCGAAGACGGAGGCTCTTGCGAATGCTTCTTGTGCATGTGTTTCTCCTTCCCAGAAATATCTATCTCTGAGAGTATCTAGACTAAATTTATCAAATTCTTTTTCTTTATTGTAGTCTATTTCAATTCCTAAGTAAGGCTTAGTTCCTATCTTATCTTCAATCATCTTGAATGTCCTGTAAATGTATAGCCATTATAGCATAATGAATTATTTTTAGCAAGTCTGCTTGGTTATATCCGTTCTTTTTTCCATACCTCATAGCATACTTTATAATATTACCAATACAAAATCCTTCTCCATGTCCGTTATCAAATATAACATCTGTTGCTTGGTAATCTCCATAAGCATAATGTTTCTCATAAGTTTTATCTACATATCTTTGTATTTGTGGTATGATATTATCTTCATTAAATTTATATTTCATTTCCATTCCTCCGGTAATGTTTCTTCACTATACCATGTGAAGTTATTTGTTTCTGCCCATTCTGCATGAGTTCTTTTAGTTCCGTCTTTTCTTTTCTTAGCCTGTGGCATTGGAGCATAAGGTTTTTGAAATAAAAATACTAACTCAAATTCTCCTACCTCTTCTGTTAAAGCCTCTCTTATCCAAACATATTTACTATATTCAGCATAATCCCAAAACCTACCTTTAGCTTCTAGTAATATTGTTTGACCATTAATAACTTTTATAAAGTCTGGTTCATATTTATGTTCAACAACATAATCTATTTTTTCATTATGATGTTGCCAATCTTTTAAAACAGATTGATGTATATCATATTCCCATTTACTGTCATACCCTTTAGGAACATTAATTTTTTTAGGTCTAGGTTTTCTAGGTATTCTTTTAGACATTAATTAATTACTCTATCATTTCTATTTTGTATTTCTAATAATATACAAGCTGCTAATTCTTCAAGAATTTCTGTATCTAAAAAATCTAAAGAGCCTTTTGTTTCTTCTAAATATTTACCTATATCTATTATTACTTTTCTTAATAAATCAACTTTGTCCATTTAATATATCCTTTAGAGTTATATCCTCTATTCTTTTTTTATTATGCAATCTTTTTACTTTTTTAACAATCCATTTTAAAGAAAATGCTGACAACATAAATTTTCTATTTGTATATATATGTGTTTGTTGTGGTAATAATTTATAAGCATCTTCCATTTTCATTTTACTAGCTTCTTCTGGTGTTACTAAAGTTTTAACCCACTCATATAAAATATATAATGATTGAGTTCTTATTTGTTTTGCTTTTTTTCCGTTCATAATACTGTTGAGTCATAATTTTTAACAAGCTTCCAATAATTTAATAAGCTGTTAAACATTTCTTTGT